TCCATTTCTAATTTTGGTAACATATTTGTAACCATAATTTTATTATCAAATTTCTCTTGTAATCTTTTTTTAACATATGAATTGCAAACTTTTTCTTTTAACATTTGTTGTAAATTTCCAAATGATGATTGTAATTCATCGTGTTTAATTATTGCTAACATTAACAAATCTTGGTAGGACAAACCTTTTTTGATTTCTCTTAGACCATCACTTGAGCGTAAATTTAAAACATAATCTTCTGAAATTGCCTGGTTCTTAGATGGAATCATAGCTACAACCTCGACATTAAAATTAATTCTTCTATGAAAAGCTTCCGGTGTACGTGGTAAAACTGCTAAAGGAAACGATCCATTTGAGCTGTTAGAAGTCATACATATAACTTCAGAATTAAAAAAAGTATTTCCTTTTTCGTTTAATGCAGCCATGTTAATATTATATGTTGCATCATTTGCCATTGCAATTATTTCTAAAATAAGTGATGATACTTTTTCATTATCTTTGTTTTGTAAAACATCATCAATTATAACACCAAATTGACCTTTGTAACATTGCATAAATTCAGCATCTTTTGAATAATTGTACACATCATTTGCACCATATTGAGCTCGTCTGACATAATTGAATAGATCTGTAATTAACAAGTTGGCAAGAACTGATTTTCCCAATTTTGGAGCCCCAAAAATGTGGAATACAATTGGAACTACTCTACCATTATCTGTTTTTTCATATTGAACAACTTCTTCATGGATTAAAGTTAATTTTCTTGTGAATTCATTAAAATATTGAACTGAACTTGCTTGAATAAAATCTTTTTCTAAATCACATTTTAATTGAACTGATTCTTTAAATTTGATTTTGACTTGTTCACGCCATGTTGCATCCTGTAATTTTACTGTTTCTGGATTGACTAATGTAATTAATTCACTGTTAAATTCAACTACTCTTTGATGTAATGCCTTTTTAATAGCATCAGATAAGTAGGGTTGTCCTGTTGCCATTTCGTACACTTCATACATTGCATATGTAAACATTGATAAAATTCCACTAACAAAAGATT